ACAAAATTCTATTAAGGATTTCTGTAGTTCTTTACTGGTGAGATGTCCTGGAGTTTCGCCTTGCCAAAATCCCTTATCTCTATTTAATTTCTTTGCTGTGCTCATAAACATTCATCCATCATTTTTCTAAACATCTCATAGTATTCATCTTGGCTTGGCAATATCTTTGTATAATTGTTTCTGATATCATTCAGTTGTGTTTCATCTAAAGATAATATTTTTTCTCGTAAGTCCTCAAAGGTACTCACTCGTTGCCAGTCATCAATATTATATGTGTTGTTGATATCATAGTCACCCCATACAAAAGGAACTAGACCAACAGACATTGCTTCTGGATATCTTGATGTTGTTGCTGTCGGGTCTAACCAATTAAAACACAGTGTACACTTGGCACGTTCTATCATTGGGTACAACACCTTCCATTCTTTGATCCACTTCGCATCACGTTTTACACCGGAAGGAAAACCACCAACCAACACAGTCGATATGTCTGGGTCTCTGTACAGTGCCCGAATAGTTTTCTCTCGTTGATTTTTCTCAGACGGTTTCATTCTACCCCAATAGGCAAAGTCTCTATCTTTAGGTGTGTCCATCATCATAGACAATGGGTTCTTTAGTGTCTGGATAAAATGATACTTCATGCCATGTATGTTGGCAGGGAAATCAATCTCATCTATTGTATGAAAGTCACCAAGAGTTACCCCTTTGAAAGTGTTTTCTCTATACAATTGTTCTGTATCACCACGGTCTGACCTCCAGATAATAACTTTCTTACCTTCCATGTATGGGGTAAACTCCTTTACAAAGTTATTTGATGTTTCTAAATCTCTTGGGTCTACTTGCAATTCTCCGTGATATCTAAACTCACTGTCGGATGGTATCACAACAACATCAGCATCTTTGAATACTTCTGGATCTCGTTTTGGTTTAACATTCTTATCAAAACTGAGATTGTATGTTGAGTATTCGTATTGCGGGTTGTCCTTCATCCAACGTACATACAACTCAAAGAAACTATCAAGGACAGTTTCTAAAGGACCTGTGTAAGTCACATTGCTTCTAATTCTTGCACAAACTATCTTCATCGTATAATATCCAATGTATCTATGTTATCACGTTTCCAAACTTCAATTTCTCTCCGTAATCTTCCATCTTCTTTTATGGAGTCATATCGTTTACTTGCTTTTTTCTTCCACCACTTTACTATATTATCTAACTCGTATTTGTCATAGGTATCACTCTTAATAAGCGTTTCTGTTTCTCCTAATAAAAACTCTCGACTATTAGAAAACCCATATGTAGAATTATAAAATCGTTTCTGTGTAGTTATTTCGCCTGCGCTCTTTTTAAACTCCATAAATTTTTGATATGCTTCTTGGTTATGATGTTTAAGTGAATTAGTAATTATACTTATGATTTTACTTTGAGTTCGTAACTTATGACCCGTAATAGGAGTTCCTGCTTCAGTAGTCATAGGTATTAAAGGTTTACCACCATTCTTTTCATAAAACCAATCTCGTATTTCAAAATATACATCATCGTCCAAATTTAAAAACAATTTTGATAAAGTATCGCCTCTATATTTTAGAAAAGGTCTCATACCATCATACATGGACATACCTTTTATATTTCCATAAAGCGAGGTAGTCTCGAACAAACAAAATGGACCACCATACTTTTTATTCATTCTTCGTCTAATTTCATGTGAACAACAAATAGCAGCCATCAACTTACCGCCTAGATAATTATACCCAAATGGTTGTGCTGGTACTATTACAAATCCCATGATAGTAGAGTCATTGAATCTGCTCATTTCTGCTTTATCTTGTCCATTCAATGGACGACCCAGCCAATCATTTCTTGGCTTGGCATTAATAAGAGGTGATGCTAATTTAATGAATCCACAAATCTTTCCAGTGTTCTTTTCTTGTACACAGATTTTAGTAACACGTGCGGGAGGATCATCTGGAGTAAAGCTAGCAGTCATCTCCAATAGATTCTCAAAAACTTCTCTAGTTCTTGTGACTACTTCAAACTCCATATCTTCGGGGTGCATGTCCCAAGCTTGAAATAAATCATCTTCAGGACCCATACCGAAAAGTGGAGTTGGGAATTTTTTGATACGTTCTATTTTTCTTTTTCTAAAGTATTCATCTATACGATTAAAACTGTTGAAAAAATTTACTAGTTTATCAGCTGCCCAATATGTTTCTTTTTCACTTAATATCATCCAAATAACGCTTCTAGTGTTCGTTGTGTGCCATAACTTCTATCTACTTGCCATTGTATTTTGTCTAGAATAAAAGTCAACGGTTCGACAAAACTTTTGTCAAACATAACTTCATAATTTATTGCTGAATTCAAATCAAACTCTCTAGGTAGTCTTGTCTTAAACGATACAACATTCGTTTGAATTATATTTGGAGTTCGTAATTCTACAAATTTTATTTTATCGCCTTCTTGAATATTAGGATACTTGTGAGTAACCTTATGTTTTTTCAAAAAGAAATTATACATCAAAGCACCCTTGACGTGCATGGGTGTACTCTTTTTATAAACAGTTGTGGAGTCTCCCCACTTTTTTAAACCTTTACATGACCTAGGATAAGCAATCATTTCTGGAGGCATATTCATAAATTCTTTTCTGAATTCTTGAATAAACTGATTTAGAGATTTTTCATCTTCATTAAGTATTAGCTTTATAGCTTCTTTAATTTTATCACGACAAGGTTCTGGCGTTGATGACTTTACAGCCTCAATGCCCATTATTTTTAATTGAGGTTCATTATATCGTACACCTTCACTGTCATGGACATTTAGAATATATCTTTTCTTGGCAGTCCAGATACCTTTGTCGGCAATGACTTCTCTAGCCATCTCCATCTTCTGCTCATATGCTTTTACATATTCGGCAAGGTCTCGATAAGATTTATCAATAAACGGCTCAATTTTTTCTTTAGCCACCGTATCGAGAAAGGATACAATTCTTTCTTTTGATACATCATCTCTACCATTAAAAGATTTATGTACCAATTCATCAAAAGAAACATATATTGAGTCCGTATCTGATGCAATGATGTAATCTTCATTTTCTGTTTCCAATATTTTATTCAAATAACCATTTACAGCATTTTCAATCCAACGAATAGATAACTGACCTGCCGTTGTTATAGCAGTAGCCAATCTCGTATCATAATATCTAAAATACTGATTACCAATAGCACCATAAGCACTATTCAACGCAATCTTTCTAGCCATCTGTATGTTATTATATTTAGATATCTCATTCAAATACTTTGGCTCTTTTGATTTTTGATAATTATTTTTAGCGTCTAAAGTCCATTGTTTAAACTTAACACGGTCTGTATAAAATTTCTCCATTAAAGCAGGAAGAAATCCTTGTCTATCTTTTATAAAACGTGCTCCATTTGGAGTCACTGTAAATCCATCATCAGGAATATCTACTTCTTTATTTAACATCTTGTCTACATTAACTACTCCATTACCTTCTCTGGCTATAGTTTCTGTAGAAATATTATATTGCATAATCAAATGTGGGTATAGACTATTCAAATCAAAAGACATTACCCAATTGTGCAACCCCGTTTGAGGATCTTTTACATAAGCACCTTCATACTTTGCATCTTTTCTTTGTGATGAATTCATTGGCACAACTACATTATGCTCTTTAAGATAATTATAGATAATTACATCCCACATACGAACTTGAGAATGCACATCGTGTGGATTTATCTTCGCCTCATAAGCCATAGTAAGATGTAATTCTATCAATTTCATCTTATCTTCTAACCTATCGACCAACTCTACGTCTTGAATATTATAATCAACAAAGGATTGATAATCATTAGTATACCAATCTTTAAAAGTCTCATGTGGGTTTTCATGTTTAGCTTCACCCAACTCGACATATGCAATATGATTGAGTGCATAGGACTCTTGGTTGGTATAGGTATATTTTCTATACAAGTCTATATAGTCTAATGATGATACTCCTAAAATATCATACGTTTGTAATTCTCGATTAGCAATATACGTTCTCTGTGCATGCACAACTTTCCAAGGAGATAGTCTATTCAGCTCATCTTCACCTAGAATTTTTGTTATGCGATTACACAGATAAGGAATATCAAAGAACTTTGTATTCCAACCTGTAATGATATCTGGGTCATAATACTCCCAGAATTCTATAAACTTTCTCAGCAGTTCTTTTTCATTATAACACTCAACATACTGAACATCTGAATTATGTACTTCATAAGGATTTACTCCCCAAACCAAAATCTGTTTATTGGATTGATTCTTTACTGTGATACATAACATTTGTTCATCAGCAGCCTGTGGGTCTGGAAAACCATTCTCACACTGAACTTCAATATCTAAAGTTAAAATATTAAGTTTCTTAATGTCCCAATCAATTATACCAGGATAATTATCAGCAATCCAAGTAAATGGATAACGCTCCATTCCATAAACTAATTCAGGTTGTTCATCGTATTGCTCCATAAACGCCCGGGCTTCATATATGCCATCTAGTTTATAAGGAGCTACATACTGTCCTGTTAAAGTAGTATATTCTGTTTTCTTATCTACAGGAACGTAAAGAGTAGGCGCATATTTTATCTTCTGCTTTACTCGTTTACCGTCTTTGAATTCACGAACAAGGAGGTTAGGACCCCGTTGCATTACATTAATATAAAAATTACTCATGATTCCATGGTAACATACAAATATAGATTAGTCAACAAGTAATTTATTTGTTGCGACTTGAATCCCCGAACCGTAATTAGTTCTATATCCATTTTCAATATCATCTGCTGGGTCTGAAGTTGTAACTACCCAATCTCCCGGAATAGAAAATTTTGTACTTTTACTAAATGGTTGCCAAGGCACCATGCCCATTGACATTTCTCTACCTTGAGAGGCTGGCATAGGCATGAGTACCGCTGGCTTTTCTACTATATATCCTGTATCTATTTCTGTCACATCGCCGATAACATCTTCACCGGACTTCATTCTTATCAATTTAATCATATTATTCCACTCGTTTCTTTCCTATATTATATTTCGTTTCTAGAGTCCATTCGTCCTTTTCTTTAAAAGATAATATCTTTATTTGTGATAATGGTGCTCTAGGTTCTGATAACCCTTCAATACTCACAAGTCCCCAATCTTCCAATAAACCAGCTATTGTATTTCTTCGTTCTATATCATTCTGTGTTAGATTAGTTGGCTTACCATCTAACGCAAACAATTCTTTAAAATGTACAATAAAATATCGACCCTGCTTATGTAGAATATGACAAGATTGGTATAAAATTCTTTCTTTTCTAGAAGCAACGCCAATGCGTGATAAGGTTTCTCGGATTTTAAGGAAATCATCAGGTTCTGATAATGTGACCTCAAGCATTAAGCCTGGGTCCCAATCA